ATTTAAATTTAGTAAATGTTGCCCAAGTTTAATAAAATTCCGAGGGCCTGATTGACTTTAGGTTTTTTTTTTTCCATAATTAATCCTTAACTGCTTCTACTGGTGGAACGGGTTTTTTAACATCTTTTTTTTTACCCTTTCCTTTACCTTTTTTACCATCTTTCATTATCTAATCCTTTTATAAAAGGAGGGGAGATAACTCTCCCCTCTAATGATTATGCGTGTTTGAAGTTATAGAGAATTCCACACCCTTGAGGGGCCTTAACAACTAAACCAAATTCTGCGATAATCATTTTCTTCTCACTATCACCCATTTTTGCTAGATTAATAGTTGAGAAACTTCTCAGATATTTAAGTTCTAATTGTTTTGGATCTATAAAATACATCACGTTTCCTACTGATGTTGTATCAACAGGATCGGCAGGAGGCATGAATCTATCCAATACCATTGATATTTCTCCATAGGGAGAAACATAAACATCAACGACATTAACTACTTTCTTGGCCTGTCCTGAATCTCTGAATCGTCCAGAAAGCCCTGGACCTGCGCTAATAGCAAAGTCTGCAATAGCTTCCATTGTTTTTGGTGAAGGAATAGCAAAATCAAAATCTGCACCTATTTCCCACATTTTTCTCATGACTTTATCAATTACTGCTGGACTCATTAAATCTGGGGTTCCTGGTACTGCACCACCGGATACAACAGTTGACGTAGCATCAATTGTTGCAGGAGATGTCGAATCAATCAATTGATGAGTATCTACAATGTTGGCAAAATTTCTAGTTACTCTAGCTATACCTGTAGCACCATCATTGGCATCAGCACCAGCGCCCATATCTGTAGTTAATAATCTTATTCCTACTGGAGCATTGGATAAACCCAAAAGAGTAGTCTCAATATCTCTTTTAATCTCTTGGGATTTCTTCGCCATTTGATAGGCCATTTCTGATTTTCTGCCATATAAATCTACCGCTTCAATAGTTCCAGAGGCCTCTACAAGTTTTCTAAAAATCTGAGTATAGTTTTTTTCTTGTGGAACTTGTAGAACTGAATCTGTTGCCAAAGTCGCGGCCCCATCTGCTCGTTCACCTTCTAAAACTCCATCTTGCACTTTAGCATCTGCTAATTTATCCAAATTCCATTGAAACAAAGTATTTTTGGTTGAGCCTCTTTTACAAGAACTCATAAAAGGAGTATCGGTTGGAGAAATATTATAAATAATATCTGATACATCTTCTTTCATTAATTTCTGGCCGCCTTGATTACCTCCTATGATGGTGGTTCCAACGACTCCTGATATACTTACTGGTGTTGCCATAAAATTCTCCTATATCATCGTTTCAAAAACGGATACGGCATCCTCAAGTGATCCAGATTTTTTAAACCTTTCCATATCTTGGGTTTTCTTATTTGTTGGGGTAATTCTCGTACCCTTTCCAGATAAGACTTTGCCAGTAGTCTGTTTTTGATTTGTTATTTTGTTTTTGATTTCTTTAGTTTTATCAAATTGACGTGCTTTATGGAGCATAATAAAAACGCCAGGGTCCGTATTGTTTAACAGTTCATCTTGGTTCATGCCAATGGATGTCCCGTATTCTATAAGCCCGTAGTAAGCATCTTTATTCCAGTTTGAAAAAACACTTTTTAGCTTATTAACACAATCGACTGCTTTTTTCTCAACCAGAACTTTATCATGCTCGGTAATCGAGTTGAAAAAATCTTCTGATTTCTTTTGTAACTGAGCAATTCTATCCCTGGCGGCATCATGCTGGGATCTGTATTTGATATAATCCTCAGGATTGACTGATGCCATATAGGCCCAATCTACTCCTTCAAATTGCTTCAAATTCCTTTCTGCTTCCTCAGTTAAGAGTCCAAGTCCGGCAGCGTACTTCTTTCTAGAATCGGTAACGATTGCCATCTCTTGCTCTAAAAAGGATCGTTGTTGTGCTAATGCTTGTGCTTTTCTGGTGTAGTCATCTTGTCTAAGGAAACCATCTTTCCATTCCTTCGCAGCCCTTTTTTCACCAAGAATTTCTACTAAAGATTGTTCTGGATTTTGATTGTCTGGTTGATCGGAGTCTTCCTCAGATAACTTCAAATCTTCGTCATCAGTTGTTTCTTGTTCGACTTGTTCTGGTGCTTCTTCCGGTTGCTGCGGTTCTTCTTTTTCGATAATTTCTTCGAATTGTTGTGCAGAGTCCTCAAGTGTTTGGGGATTGTTCTGAACAGTTTCGATCGCTCCTTGATCAAATGGCATTTTTTCACTCCTTGATTAGATATTATTCAATTTAATGTATTACGCAATACTAATATTTTACTTCTCTCGCGTTTGATTGCTGAACTTTATCAGAATCAGTCTCCGGTTCTGATAGTGCCTTAAGCTGGACAATAAATTCATCCATTCCTTTCTTTTTATTTTTAAGTTCCAGCATCTTCTCCCCATTGGCATTAGGTGAGAACATTTGATTGATGTAATAATTAGTCTTCTCCCCGAAAGCTATTTGGAGTACCTCATTATTTAGTATTTCCTTTGCTTTTTGCTGGACTTGTTCCTTTGTTAGATCCACCTGAGGCTCCTTTTTCTACTTGTTTATCTTTTATTTTTAATTCCGACTTTTTTAGTTCTATCTCGGCAAAATCCACATTTTCCTGATGCTCCTGTTTCCTTAGATCCAAGTCTGATTTTTTGGCATCATTTTTAGCCTCTAATTGAAGTTTAAGTTGATTATGTTGATCCTGAATCTGAACTTTCTGAACTTCTACTTGAGATTGGGTAGAAAATAACTGAGATTGGGTTTGCTTAACCTGCATTTCTAGCTTTTGCATTTGCTCCATTAATTGTTGTTGCTGTTGCTGAGATTGTTGTTGTGCCTGACTTGCTTGCTGATATTCTGGTGATTGAGGATTAAGCAGGACAAAATCTCGACAATCTATATTCATAAACTCCATTACTTTCTGTAATAGGAAATATTGCTGATTGGTACCGTAATTTAGTTGTAACGCAGGACTTTGCATGAACATTTGATGAAGGGACATTAAGCTCTGGGATTGCTTAATCTGCTCATCAGGGGTTAATGCGACATTTACCCTAACCAGATCCCTGAATATGAAGGTCTGAGGATTAACCTGGACATAGTCTCCTCCTATTTCAATCATCTTTTCTTTGGTTTCATAGGTTTTCCCAAGCAGGTATATCCTTTTCATAACCTGAGCTAGACAATCGAGCGCCAAATTCTTAGCGATCATCATGGGACGTCTGTTACCAGCATTGGTCTGTGATTGAACTAGATTGTAACTATTTTGATTTGAGATAGCAGATGGGTCCATACCCTGGGCAAGCTTAGAAAAGCCCGTAATAGAGACTTTATCATCCTCGACCATATTTAAAATATTAAAGGTATCAGGATTCATTGGAGCTATTGGGAAAGCTTTTATAGCATCAATATTGGTGGTGTCTATAACTGAGCCTGGCTTATTCTCCACTAGATCTCTAACGTTTCTAATAAAGCCAAGGTCTGCTACGAATCGGGAGTTATTGGTTAATACCAGGTTATCTATAATTTGTCGCTGGATGACCGATTTTGCCATCTGGACATGCTTAATTATGTCGTAAACGCTCATGCCATAAAATTTATGAGAGATTGGATACGGCTGGAATACATGGAAAGGAATATCTTGAGTTTCCTCATAACTGAGAAGTTTTTTTCCACAATAAAATGCCTTATATAGTTTAGCTATTCCAGTGCCTTCTATATCAATCTTTTTATAAATCTCATAAAGCACGACCTTTTCCATTTCTTTAGTATTAGTTTTGCCATTTAAAAAGGTCTGGTCTGTACCATCAAAAGAATTCCTGGCACTTTTTTCGTTATCAGTCAAAAGATCAAATGTTTCTACTCCTTTAATCTCGTTTATCATATCCCAAGGAAAGCCAAACTCTATTAGGAAAGATTTAGTGACCAACTTTCTATGAGAAATGACATCTGCGTCTTCCAAGCAAGTTGCATTTCTGGAAATAAGAAAATCCTCAGGTGGGACCACCTCAATTTTTACGCTGGAATTATCTATAGTGTAGGTTACCGATCCAGAGTATACATTAGGAATTTGCTGTTCTATCTGCTGTAATTGCTGTTGAATTTGAACGATAGCTTGCTGTGGATCTGGACCTGTCTGAGGACTAGGAGGTTGACCAGGTTGCTGTGGAGCTTGCTCCGGTTGAGGCCTCTGAGCAGCCTGCATTAATTGTTGAATCTGTTGCTGCGCCTGTTGTTGCATTTGCTGGAATTTTTCAATCGCTTTAGGATCTTTTTCAGGCCTAACATCTTCGTTTACAATTTCAATCGGACTATTTTTTAATAGCTGATATTCTTCCTCTGATATCTTATCGAAATTCAGCGTGTCAGTTTTTTGACTTTCATTCCAATAGGTTTTTATCACTCCTGTTTTGGCAACTAGTCCATCATGAGCAACATCCATTAGGATCTTATGTCCCTGGTTCTCTACATAGAAGACATGGTTGGCATAGGCAGTAGCTTCTTTGGCCTTAAAATAATCATTCTTATTTAAAGGAGGGAAATAACAGATATTCTTATGTGCTTCGAAGGTTTCTAGAATTAGTGCTTTGATACCCTCTACCGTTGATAGGACATCCTTGGAAACATAAGTGCTCCTATTAGGCAATTCATTTCCTAATTCATCACCGTAGTAGTAGTAATATGACATTTCCCGAAGATTTGAGACCTCCGAAGT